CCATTCAGCCAAGAGTCTCTGCGCCCACTCCACCCAAATCCCACTCGAATTTTTTTCTTTGCACCCAACGTCTTTGCCCACTCAGCCACTCGGCCAGCCTCGGCTCCAAGGTAACCCAGTATTTTTGGCAGATTTTCCAATGTTATTCCCAGTCTACCCGGCAAGCTCATAATAGGAACCCAATAATCAAAATCGCCAGGATCATCATTGTATCCACCCACCCAACTCAATAAATTAGATTGATTCAACAACGGAATCAACGGTTTAGTAACTTGCAATTTCACTGTTGCACCGGCAGCATGTAAATTAAAAATAAATCTTACAAATTGTACATTGTCACCGTGCCCTTGTTCGCCAACAACTAAAATAGTTTTGCCTTTGAGATCTTCGCCATGCCACTGTGGCTGAGTAAATTTGGGCAAAGTTCCTGCTAAATGCTCGTAGTTCCATCGACTTTCGTAGAGTTGCCAGCCACGTTGCAAGTTACCACTGAGTAAATTTGCCACTGCCAAATTAAATTGCGCTGTAACATAAGTTGGTGCTAGCTTGACAGCATATTCTAAAAAAGGAATTGCACCTTCGGGGTCTCCAACTTCGCGTAATACATTGCCATAGTTGTTGAATGCCGCTGGGTTTTTTCGATCCAGGGCAAATGCCTGTGCATAACAAGCAAGTGCTTGTTCAGGTTGGCGCAATGCGCGAAGTTCGTTGCCATGGTCTATTAGTTCGTTTACAGTCATATCAATATTTACAGACTTTGCTGTGCGGCAAAATATTTGTCTAACAATAAATACATGTCAACGCAATTCTGTGTTTTATGCTGATGATTAATACCCAACAGCGTAGCGGCTAGAACCCGCATCGGACTTCTTTAAGGAGAAAACAAAATGGGACGTCCTCTAAAAATTAAAAAAACAACAACCAAGGATATTGGTTTTAACAGCTTTGATGAGCTAACAAATCCAGTATATCCAGCAACTCTTAACACTTCACAGTTTTTAGGTGTGGTTGGCGGTTCAAATGCAATTGGCGGCGGTAGTGTGGCCACTAGTGACAATCCTGTGGTTCGTGTACAAGTTTACTTGCCCACAGGTGGCCCTGGCTCGGCCGAAGCACCAGGATTTATTATCACACAAAAAGGAAGTAAGCAGTATCTTGTAGCTGATACTACGTCAGTTGCTGATGAAAGCATGGTTGTTGGCCGTAGCTACATTATCAACAGTGTGGGGGATACCAACTGGGTAGCTTGCGGTGCCAGTAAAACTAACCCAGCAGCCGGTGATATATTCACTTGTACTGCGGCTGGTTCTGGAACAGGCACAGCATTTGAAGTAGGTGTGTGCACATTGGCCAACGAAGCCACAGCATCATTGACCGCGGGTAACATGAACATTGCAATGTTCAATGGCGATAGCACTGACATTTTAATCAGCAAACTCACTAACAAATGGGCACAGGATTATTCAACTCCACCTGTGCGATATCTAACCAACTTCTTCACAGACGAGGGGACAGAAATCAAATCTGGTACTACTGGCACAACAGTACCGTTGGCTATTGTAGAAAACTATACAAGCTAATCAAAATTACATTAGCCTGCAACCTTCCTGGTACATACTAGGGAGGTTTTTTATGACAGCATTTGTGTTAGGCAACGGAGTAAGCAGAAACTCAATATCAATAGACCAACTGTTGAAATTGGGTCCTGTCTATGGATGTAATGGATTATATCGTAGTCACACAGTCACAGCCTTGGTGGCAACAGATAAACCAATTGCACAGGCAATTCAACAGTTGGGTTACAGTGCCAACAACAGATTTTATACTCGACGTCCATTGCCAGGGTTGGGTGCGCAAGTAGTTCCAAAAAAGTATTTTGGGTTTAGTTCTGGCCCTATTGCTACTGCAATTGCCGCAGAAGATCGTCAGCCTGTGATTTATTTGTTGGGATTTGACATGGGCCCAACCATTGACGGCAAATTTAACAATCTTTACGCTGACACTGAGTTTTACAAAACAACTGGGGCACACCCAACTTACACTGGTAACTGGATAAAACAACTAGGGCAAGTTGTAAAAGACTTCCCAAATCAGCAATTTATTCGTGTCAAAGGCGAAACCACAGCAGATATACAAGAACTTAATAATTTGCCAAACTTGAAACATTTGCCACTTGCAACCTTCCTACAACGAATAAATACTGGAAAGGATTTATAAATGTCTACCACCAAGAGAATCACCGGCGATTACAATATCATTAGCTTAGACCCCTCTGGCGGCGACAATGTTAATATTACCACGCATAGTGTAAACGTTACTGGAAACTTATCAGTTCAAGGAAATCTTACCTACATTGATGTAACCAAGCTTGATGTTGGAGATCCGTTTATCACAGTTGCTGCCAATAATACTGGCACAATAGGTACCGCAACGTTTCAACAACAGGGTTTGGTAACTCAAACATCTAATTCTACCTATGCTGGATTAAGATTTAATAATTCTACATTAAATTGGGAAATTTCTCCAGCGGTTGATGGCAACGGAGCACCACTCACAGCATATCAAGCTATTGGTACCTCAGTTGCTGGATCAGTTGCTGGACCCAATGCCAGTATTCAATTTCACGATTCAGGCAATGTGTTTGGTGGTAATGCATCGTTGACATACGATGTAGCTAACAGCAAATTAACAATACAAGGACATCAAACGTTTGGTAATATTGGATCAACTCCAACTTCTGTGGCAAACTCAGTGTCAGTATATAGCAAAGCGCAAGGTTCAGGTGGAACTGGACTTTATGTAATAAGCTCTACAGCCAATGACGAGTTGGTCAGCAAAAGCGCCGCCATAGTTTTTTCAATAATATTTTAAGGAATCAAGATGACAATCGCAACATCTAATGTATCAACAACCACCAGTTCAGTATACACAAGTTCAGGGAATACAGCCATAACTTGGTTAAGTCTTGCCAACTACGGGGTTAGTAATGTCACCGCCAATGTTCACGTAGTGCCCAGCGGGGGGACAGCTAACAGTATTAATACAATACTAGCAAGTATTCAAATTAATACCCTTGACACCTATCAATTGTATGCAGGCGCAGAAAAACTGTTGCTCGGCAATGGCGACACAATTCAGATCAACGCCAGTGCCAATTCTGCAATTGGTGCAGTCACTAGTTATACAACAATCTAATGGGCTACTACGTCAAAAACCGACAATTGCAGTCGGGATCATCAGGAGTTGTACTACCAGCAGGTAGTTCAGCAGTGCGACCATTAGCACCTAGTTTTGGTCTTATTCGTTACAACACTGATTTGGCAAAGATTGAATTTTTTAATGGGTCAGCGTATGTACCACTAGCATCAACTGGGGCTCTTAACTATTCTATTGATAGTTTTACCGGTGATGGCAGTACCGTGGTGTTTACTATGAGTATACAAGAAAGCTCAGAATCTCAAATAATGGTTTTTGTGGGATCAATTTATCAAGATTCTACTTCAGCCTACACTGTCAACGGAGGATATGATATTACATTTACGTCAGCACCACCTGACGGTGAGCCCATCTCAGTAATACACAGTTCTACCTAGTCATAAATATCTAAGTAAAGGTATTAGATGGCTATCAATCGCATTTCAGGTAATATCCTACAGGATAACTTAGTTCGTGGCGCAAATCTCGCCATCCAAGGCAACCTCATATATTTTGATGTTACCGACAGTCGTGTAGGAATTTTGAACAGTAACCCCACAGTGGCACTTGATGTTACTGGCAATATTCTTGGTGGTAATATCACAGCATCAGGTTTAATTTCCGCCAATGGAAATATTGCTGGCGGTAACATTACTACAACAGGATTAATCACTGCTAGCGGAAATATTACCGGTGGTAATATTACGACACCAGGCTTAATTACTGCCAATGGAAATATTTCCGGCAATGGGGTGACTTTATCGGCAAACGCTATTTCGGCAGCATCTGGTGTGCTTGACCTAGGATCTAATGCTAATATTAAAATTACTGGCGGATCTGTAAATTATGTACTAACAACAAATGGATTGGGTAATTTATCATGGACAGCTGGTAATTCTATTGTTGGGGTATTGGGTAATACAATTGCCCTTGGAACTCCTACCGATGGTAATCTTACCGCAAATGCGGCATATGATGGATGGACGACCAGCACTTATGTAACTGACGGACTTGATGATTTAAATCAAGTGGCATTAAACATTGCCAATAGCACATACGTTGGACAGACAAATTTTACTGCCAATGTAACTTCAGGTTCAAGTCCAATGAGTGTAGCATTTACCAGCACTTATGTAGGCAACGCCACCAACTATCTTTGGGACTTTGGAGATGGTAATACAGCGTCAACTCGTAACCCCACTAAAACTTATAGCAATGTGTTAGGCGGAACATTTACAGTTTCGTTTACTGCCTGGAATACTAGTGGAACATATTCTGGTAATGCTGTACTAGGAGCCAAAGGGTCTGTGGACTCGGTTACCAAAACAGATTATATTGTTTTGTACACACCTTTGCCAATACCATCATTTACTGTCAGCCCAAGTACATTAGATACAGGTAGCAGTGTTACATTAACCAACACTAGTCAGTATGCTACTTCATACACAATCAATTATGGTGATGGCAATAGTGCAGTCAATCCTGGCAACGCCTGGACCACAAATAACCATACCTACATAAATTCTGCCAACGTTGATGCCTTACGTAGTATTACGTTGACTGGAACAAATCAAACTGCCGGTAATGCTCCACCTTACAATGTGACATCCAGTGCTTCAAATGTCAAAATATACACACAACAAAGCCCAGCAGTCACAGCAAATACAACAACGACCATTAACTATTCAGCTACTTCGGGTGGTGTGGTCAGCTTTAGAAACGACACACCCGGAAGTCCGGGAAACACTGCTAGCTTTGGTGCACAACAAGTATACAACTTCCAATGGGGCGATGGTACTGCCAACAGCAATGTTAATATACAATCAGGGCTTGCTGGAAATCCCAGCGCCGCCAATGTTACACACGCATTTGCACTTACTTCAGTACAACAAAATGCAGCCACCACAGTAAATTATGTGGCCAATCTTTGGCTGTACACCGGATACAGTTCAAGCCCGTTTAAATCTGGAAATATTACAATTGCCATTGAGCCAGAAGTTCGTGCTGGGTTTATTGGAACAGCAAACACGCAAACTGATGCCACTGGGTATACATCAAATGCCCAAGTTGGTTATCTCTTTACTGATTATAACGGGCGAGATCGTAGTTTGTTTAATTTCCGCAATGACACTTCTCCCAATGTTGCCTTCACTGGTAATGTGTTTAACTGGACCTGGGGCGATACCACCAGCAATATTGGGATAACAACTTTTGCCAACGTTACCCACTCGTATTTGACCGCAGTAGGGTCTCCTACCACAGGCACCAAAACAGTAACATTAACGGCCAACGGAACACCAGGAACTCTATCACAGAGCAATACAGCAACTCAGACTGCATATATTACAATTTTAGCAAATCCAACAGCACCATCAAATCTCAGTAGCTACACCAATGTAACTATATCTACTGCAAGTCAGGGCACCAGTCCGTTGCTAGCCGCTGGGGCAAATGATAACACTGGTGGCAACATTCCAGCGAACGGCACATCGGTTACTCGGGTCGCAACAACCACGCCAGTTGCTACTAGTACACAGGTAACCAATGCTAATACAGCAACAACCGGAACGCTGACTGCGTATGTAAACAATGCAGCCGCTGGGAATGTAACTTTTACCACCAGCAGTAACACAGTGGGCACAGCTGGCGCATTAATTGTATCAGCAGATCGAGATTTGCATGTGGCCAATGCCGCAGTACCCACAGGATTTTACAAAGTATTCTCGGCTACTATTAGCAACACGCTGGCCAGTTTGGGCAATGGTTACAACGATTTTCAATTACGACATTCGGCATCTGGTAATACAAATACTGTGGGTATGGTTAAAGACAACTTAAATTCAGCACCAACATTGGTCACTGGCAATGTTGTAATGACCGAGGCTGTAGCTGGAACTTATCGATATATTTCGGGCATACCTTACTATAATAGCGGCTCTCCAAGTATTACAGTGACTAATCTAGAGTTACAAAACTTTACAGGACAAACTTTCCGTAGCAGTGATCCATTTACATTGGGGTCAGGCACAAACTACGAAGGGTCAGGAGCGGTAATAACTGCTCAAACAAAAGGTCTGGCTACCATTAATAATTCAGGCAACAGCATGCTCACTGGCTCCAATGTCAAAGCTAACATTGAATTACAACAAATTATA